ACGACCACGCGGATGAGATGCGGGTCTTGACCTCGGTGATGCAGCAAATTTGCGCGAACACCTCGGGAAATGCTGCCGACCGGGCGCGGTGCTTTCCCACGATCCCCAGATGATTCTCCGATTCCTGCGCTGGCTGGTTTCCTTATTTGAGGGCAAGCAGTCTTGCCCTATTCCTGTGTACATCGTGCCGCAACCTGAGGTGCCGCTGCCTCCGCTGGTGGTGGGGCGTGGGACCCTGAACTGTAATTTTCTGGCGTTCGCACCTAACTGGGAAATGGGGGACAACCGGAACGGGAATTGTGGGCTGTTCTATTACCGCTGGGATCGGGACAAACGCGCACGGTTTCGAGCGGAGTACACTGCGGCGGGCTATACCGATCTGCCCATCTGTGTCATGCCGGGGGGTGCAGGCCTGCCTACGACCAAGGAAGGCGCCCTGGACCTCGCCTACGAGCTGGAAGAGGAACTCCACACCTCCGGGATGGGCTGGATGCACATGCTGATCACCGACCGGGGCGACAATCCCATGAGCTACGGTGAGTCGGTGGCGTGGGCAGAATACATCATCCCGCGCACCAAGGCGGATTTCTTGTGTACCGGGTGGGAGTTTCCTGACCCCACCAGGGGTGGCGGATTCGCGGTCGAGGACGGGACCGAGTGGGGCTGGTCGGGCGATACGTGGAAGCTGCTGAACTTCCTTGGGGTGGTGCGGAATCTGGCACCCTCGACCCCCCTGGATGTGCATTTCCGCCCTGGGTGGTGGGCACCTGCCGGGCCGAATGACACCGACGACCACACCCTGTGGAATGAGGGGCGCGAGCGGGGGTTAAAGTTTGGGCTGCTCTATCAGCCTCGGCTCCATGAGGTGACCACGGACCATCCCAACCCTGATGAGGGTGCGGCCTACTGGGCCTTCGAGTATCCCTGGGGGGATGTAGACTTGCCGGGCATTGCCGGACGGGTCAGGCATTATATGGGCGACGGGGCGTTCAGGTATTTCGAGGTGGCACGAGACCAGACCACCTGGAATACCCGCATGGCCCGCTATGCCCAGTATGACGACCCCTCGGGAGGGTATGGGTAGATGGCCTATCCCATCCACACCCAGGTCTTCACCGTCTTCATGGGGACCCAGGAGGGGATCCACTCAGTGGCCCTCCCGGAGATTTATTCCTCGTCCGGGTCCCGGAATCTCTGGATTGACAAGCTCGGTCGGGCGAAGAAGGTCCTCGGCTACGCCAAGCAGAATAGTTCGGCGGTCACCACCAACACCGGGGGCTCGGCCACCATGGTGCGGGCGTTGCGGGCCTATCGCCAAACCGGGGCCAGCTTCACGCGCCAGTTGATTGGGGTCTTCGACGACGGCAGTGATGAGTACGAGCTGTGGTACAGCACCAATGATGGGGTCGGCTGGACCTTCATCGCGGACCTCGGGAGCAGCTCAGTCGGGAAGGTCCCGGACTTTGCGCAGGAGGGGAACACCCTGTTCTTCGCCAATGGCGTCGTGACCCCCAGGGCCTGGGATGGGTCAAATCTGACCGAGGCGGGAGCCACCGGGAAGTCTCCCACCATCACAGCCGCAGTACCTGATCCGCCGGTTGTTGGGGTCCTCAACGGGAGCTACTCCTGGAAGATGGTGAGCTTGACCGGAAGTATCGTGCGCTCAGCAGGGGCGGTGACCTCCAATATTATCCAGCTCCAGGATGAGAAAGCTACCCTCTCTTGGTTGCCAGATACTGACACGGATATTACCGCCTACGAGCTGTACCGTACAACAGGTACCGGGGCGAACTTCTATTTCGTGACCCTGATTGATGGGCGCGGCTCCACAGGGGTCACTACGTCCTACACTGACAACGCCTCCGACCTCGACATCCTTGAAAACCGCTTACTCCAGGAGCATGGTGATGCCCCAGCCTCCGGGTCCTACTTCTGCGAACCCCATATGCAGCGCCTGTGGTGGGGACGCACGAACGCCAATCCCCGCCGTGTCTTTTTCTCCGATCCAGGGCTCCCGGATCAGGTGGGCGCGAATAGCTACCTCGATTTTACGGACCAGAGTACGGTGGGGGATGTCATCATCGGGATGGTTGGGGACTTCGAGAACATGCTGGTCGTGTTCCTGGAGCGATCCGTCTGGGCCGTCACCGGCACCGGACAGATAGTCTCTGACATCCTGGACTGGGACCGCACCAAGTCGAATGCCGTGGCGGGGGCGATCTCCCAGCGGTCGATTGTCAAGGTACCTGCTGGGGCCGTCTACACAGACGCCGCTGGGGTGCAGGCCGCGACCGCGCAGGTGATGCTGGCCTACTTCACACCCCTGGGGGACATCCGGCTCTTTGACGGGAACAACGACATCATCATCTCGACCCCGGTGAAGGACACCTTGAAGACGTTTCTGTATGCTCAGGGGGGCAAGATTCATGCGGTGCATGATGTCGAGAATGGGCATGTGGTGTGGTTCTGGCCGGGGCCGACCCCAGCGGGGGAGAACGCCGAATGTACCCAAGGGGTGGTGTGGAACTACCGCTGGGGGGTCTGGTATGTGTGGCCCTCGATGCCGATGGCGGCCTCCGCCATTGTCGATACAGCCTCTGATGCCCAGGTGATTCTGACCGGGGAGGCCCAGATTGGGAAGGGCGGGTTCGTCTACAAGTTCTTTAGCGGGGACAGCTTCGATGGGGACAACATCCCAGCGCGGTGGATTACCAAGGTGATCTATGGAGCCTCCCCTGGCGATGCAGCGACGTCACAGGCCTTGATGGCCTACATCAAGCGGTGGCGCTGGCTGGATATTATTGCCGAGGCAGACACGGATGTGACGCTCACCGTGGAGTGGATGAGTGGGAGTGCGTCGGATGATGCCGTGAGTCGGGGCGCGTCGAGTCAGTCTCTAGTACCGGTAGGGTTGCAGTTGATTACGAGTCAGGGTGGGCGTCTTGTCACGGGCTCTACGCCAGCCAGCGACATCGTGGTGCCCTACGAGTCGGTGCAGAAGATCATCAACATGGAAGGCACCGATGGGAACTATATCCAGGATGTGGGGTGCCGGATTCGCATCAGCGATGATGCGGCGAACGGGAGTTGGAGTCTTGAGGGGATGACCTTGGGGTACCAGGTCTTGCCTGGGGCGGCACGGAGGTTACAGGACTGATGCCCCAAACAGGCACACGCCGCTTCCTTCCGGCCCTCAACTATCCCCAGATCCGCTTTGAGGCCGGGACTTTCACTGAGCGGGCCATGCGATCGTTGTACATGGCCTTCATGGAGTGGCGTCGGCGTAGCCAGCGCACCCAGAACACCCTGGAGGCCTCAGTGCGGGTGGGGCCCGTGGGGGATCGGCAGTTTGTGGCCCCGGCCAAGACGGTGGCCAACGCCGGGGTGCTGCAGCTCACAAAATACGTGGGGGGCCTGCTGATTGTGCGATCCACTGATAATGTGGGGGTGTTTCTGTTGGATACGGGGACGGCGACAGCCCTGCACGACCCCGATTCAGCGTTTTCTGTTGCCTCGGGGACCTCCTCGAAGGTGAATGTGTACTGGTCATCCGGGACCAGTCGGTTCGAGATCCAGAACAATTCCGGGGGGTCTCGGGACCTCAACGTCACGTATGTGGGGGCTGCGTAGGGGTGGTATACTGCCTCGTGAGGGAGTAACACATGGAACCAATGACGATGATGGCGTTGATGGGGCTCCTCGGGGGAGCCTCGAGCTTCTTTGGGGGTGCAGAGGACCCCCAGCAGCTAGAGCCCTACGGGGGAGACCCTGGGGACTTCCTCGACCCACGCCGCATGCTGTCCCAGAATGTGCGGGACACG